GCTGAAAAGAAAGAATCACGTTCTACATCTGCAACGTCATTGCCTGAAACAAATCAAAGCTATGGTTTCTGGGCAGTTCCACCTGACAAAGATGTTTATGTTATTTGCGGATTTATTAACGGCGAATCGCACCAAGGCATTTGGTGGGCTTGCCTTCCACATGACGGCCACACACATTCATTGCCTGGTATTGCCAGCGGATCAACACACAAAGGCGAAATTAAAGTTGTAAGCGAAAGAAACCGTTATAACTCAACTGACCCTCAAAAACAAAACAGACCTAAACACTTCCAACAAGAAGTATTAGCAAGGCAGGGACTTGAAAAAGACTTGCGTCGTGGGCACACTAATGCAGGACCCTTTAGGGATAAAGATAAACACCCAGGTCATGCTTATGGCTTTGTTTCTCCTGCACAGCATAGTTTACTAATTGACGATGGCCCCAACGGTAAGACTGGTGGTCAGATTAGATTAAGAACACGTTCTGGTAATACAATCTTAATGAACAATGACGAAGGCTTTATCTATATGATAAATGCCAATGGATCTGCATGGTTCCAAATGGATTCCGCAGGAAACGTTGACTTTTATTGCCAAGGTGATTTTAGCGTACATACTGAAGGAAGCGTAAACTTCCGCGCCGACAATAATATTAACTTTGAAGCCGAAAAGGGCATTAATATGAAGTCAGGCGATGACACACGAATGGAGTCAACTGATGGCAAGATGCAATTAACAGGCAATCAAGATGTAAACATTACGTCAGAGAAAAATGTTAATATTTTTGCCGATAGCCAAATTAAAGAAACTGCACAACGTATCGACTTAAACGGCCCACCGGCTGATAGAGCAGACTGTCCAGGAACTAACTCACTTATCACCAATGCAAAAATTGGAAAGAGTGTAGCAAGCCGTGTGCCTGAAGCAGAACCTTATGGCGGGCATACTGCACTTAATGGCGGCGAAGCAATTAGCGTTCCAGCAGGAGTTGTTGATGAAACACTAGGCAATCATCAAATTACCCCAGCAGACATCGAAGGTGACACACCAGGACAACCAAATGGTGATCCAGCAGTTCCTCCGCTAACAAACGCTGAAGATTGTGTTCCTGAAGTAACTCAAAGCACTTTAAGCGAAGAAGGCTTTAAGCTAATGAAGAGTCGCGAAGCTTACCGAGGCATGATGTACAGCGATTTCCAAGGATATAGCGTAGGCTATGGCACACGAATTGACATCTTTGGACCCGATAATCCAAATAGTAAGATTGACGCCAACTTAAAGAAAGCATTGTTGGCGGGCCCAAGCGAAGCAGAAGCACGTTTAGCAAGTAGACAAATTGTCGACAGACACATGGCGCCTAGCGTTATTGCCGCCCTGGAAAAAGCAAAAAAAGAAGCTGGCCGACAAGTGTGTATCACCCAAGCTCAAATTGATGCCCTAATCATGGCAGCATATGGCAGTCCTGTAGTAGCAAGACAAATGGCAGAAGCTTTAGTTAAAGATGCTGCCGCAAGTCCAGACGGCAAAGCAACTAAACAAGGCATTGCCAAAATTTGGGCAAATGCTGGTTATTCTAATAGTGCTAGCCAACGTAGCAGTGAAGCAAACTACGCCATATATGGCAAGCCTAATGCTGACGCTAGAAACATGACGCAAGACCAACTTCGAGAAAAAGGTCTAGCATCCGACGAAGCCGCAATCAAAACAAATAAAGCTAGAAACCCACAAACTCCTTGGACAAGGTCGCTTGGAAACGGGCCCACCGGCGGCGAAAGGGTTGATGCCGCATACGGCCCACCAACACCAACACAAGCCGCACAATGGGAAAGAAGTGCTTATTTGAACACTGGCAAAGTGCCACATGGTGTAAATTTAACACTACAACAGTTAAAAGACAAATACGGTCCTCCGCACATTGGAGGAAATTATCCGCCTGGCACACCAGCACCTCCAACACAAGCATAAGATATAACCCACTTTATTTCTAGCTGGTAAATAGGTGTATGGCACGTTTAACATCTACTTTCCGCGGTTATAGTAGCGTAGGGACTAGTTTTATTAGTCCTGTTCGCTATGACTTAGATCTTGCTAGGCAAGATTTATTAAACCATTTCAATACACGTAAAGGCGAACGAATTATGCTACCAGAATTTGGTAGTATCGTTTGGGATATGTTATTTGAGCCGCTAGACGAAAAGAATAAATCATTAATAGATGAGGATGTTAGAAGTATTATTGGCAATGATCCTCGTTGGACACTTCAAAGTGTAACAATAACAGAAGAGCCAAATGCTCTGAATATAGAAGCGATTGTAACTTACAATCCATCTGGAGAAACAGTAACATTGCCACTAACATACGATAAAGGAACAACTACAACATGAGCCAGACTCGACGCCTTGGACAGCTTTATGCCGCTGAAAGCTGGTTGAATAGCTATCGCTATCTAGTCAACTCAAACTTTAAAGCATATGACTTTGATAGCCTTCGTACTGCATTAATCAATCACGTACAAACAAACTATCCAGAAGATTTCAATGACTTTATTAACTCTAGCGAGTATATTGCTCTTATTGACTTGATTTCATATCTAGGTCAAAATTTAGCTTTCCGTAGCGATTTAAACCTACGTGAAACATTTTTAGAAACTGCCGAAGTTAGAGGTAATGTTTTAAATCTTGCTCGTCAGCTTGGGTATAAAGCATATCGTAATGGCGCCGCTAGCGGCTTCTTGCGAGTAACAGCAGTCAATACAACTCAAAACGTTTATGATAGTAAAGGTATTAATCTAGCCGGACAAACTATTGTTTGGGCAGATCCTATTAACGTTGACTTCCACGAACAATTTACTGTAATCCTTAACGAAGTATTGAATCGTTCTAATCCTGTTGGTCGTCCAATGAGTAGCATCACTACTCAAGGGACTGTTCGTCAGTTGTATCAAGTAGCAGAACCAGACAACAGAACAATGGTGCAGGCATTTAATTTAAGTGCTAGAAACAACACAACTTATAGTTGCGAGTTAGTGCCTATCTTTATCGACAACGAAACTAAAGCAGCCGTTGAAAGTACTCCTAACCCTTATGGCTATCAAACAATGTTGTTTAACAATGATGGTACAGGGTACGCTAGTTTGAACAACGGATGGTTCTTTTTATTCAAGCAAGGTGTTTTAAAATTTGAAGATTATGTGCTAGACACTAAAGTTGAAAACCGTGTTATCGACATCCAAGGTGAAAACATCAACGATACAGACGTTTGGGTACAAAGCATCGATGGTGATGGTCGTGTTTTAGAAGAATGGGTACAAGTTCCTAGCACAGTTGGCAAGAATATTGCTTTCAACGCTATCGGAAAAGACACACGCAAAGTATATGAAGTTATTACCAGAGCTAACGATACAATCTCTATCAAATTTGGTGATGACATTTACTCTGATATTCCTACTGGAAACATTCGAGTATGGTATCGCGAAAGTGCCAACGAAGATTTAACATTTACACCTGCTGACGTTGCCGGCAAACAAGTTGCTATTCGTTACGTTGATTCTCAAGGCCTAGAACAAGATGCAATCTTTACAGTTCAACTTGCAACTAGCGTAAGCAGTAGCAGTGGTGAAACTATTTCACAAATTAAAAATCGTGCAAGCCGTACTGCCGCAAGCCAGGACCGTATGATTACTGCCAACGACTACAACTTATATCCAGAAGGTAAGGTTGCTGGTGTTGACAAAATTAAAGCAATTAACAGAACATACGCTGGACAAAGTATCTTTGCAGATATTCAGGATCCAACTGGTACATATCGTCCTGTTATTACATTGGCCGGCGATGGCTTCTTATATTCAACAGAAGTAACAGAAGAAAAAACTTTACCGCTAAGTCAAAATAACGATGAAGTGTTGTCATGGTTCCAAGACTTAATGTTGACCCGTGGATTACATCAGTTATATTACAATGCCTATAACAGTGAATCTCAACGTGTAGAAGCATTACCAGGCGAAGAATTAACTTGGCACAAGGTTGATTACCTAAACGGTAATACACATGGATATTTCCACTTAAGAACAGATCCAGACAAGGTGCCAGTTCGATTAGGCAAAGGCTCTGTTGTATTGGCCAACCGAGTACTACGCAAAAACTCATTAGCTAACTTTGGTACTCAAGGTTGGGTGAGAATACTTGACGTATACAGGGAAGGCTTTGGTGTTGCAGATAACAATGGCAACAATACAGGTCTTCGTGCAAACGGTCAAGGCGCAGTATTCTTAAGCGGATTGATTGCAGACGGTACAGGTATCGAATACTGGATGCCTGCAATGCGAACATTGTTTACTGATAATGAAAAGACAGAAATTGTAAAAGAAATTACAAGCCAAACTAACTTTGGTTTGCGTTACGACCACAAAAAAGACCGTTGGATTGTTGTTAAACAAAACGAATTAAATGCAAATGGAACATTAGACTTAACAACCGCCGGTACTTCCAGTGATAGTAGTTGGCTGATCAGATTTGCCTACAATAGCGGAGTATGGGCCGCAGTTATAAGAAAAGATCAAACTATCTTTGGTAGCGAAAACGAATTGACTTTCCATAATCAACGATTTGGTTCTGCATTAGATCAAACAACTCGTCGTGTAATCAAGGATTCTGTTAAGTTCTTGAAAGTTAACACAGGTTTAGTTAAGGACATTGAATTGGATGTTGTTGACTATGTTAGATTAGATGATGGTAGATATGATCCAAAACGAGTAATTGTATTGCTTCCTGGTTTAATTGATAATCTAGTCCCTGCTGATCCAACTTTAATCAAGTCTGTCATTGGCAATAGCACTATTCAACTTGAAAGAAAAGAATTTTTAGATGCCCTAGGTCAATATACACTAGCGCCTTCTGTTAATGGAACGCAAACAGTTACGGGTAGGTCATCTATGACTGTACAGTTTAACCATGTGCCTTTACGTGACAACAGAGTAGATCCTACAACAACAAATATTATAGATATTTTTGTATTGACCTCTGTGTATAACAGCGCATTTAGAAACTGGATTGCTTCTGGTGCAAAAACAGAATCAAAGCCAGCTCCATTGACTAGCTACAGCCTAACTAAGATGATGGAACCTATTGCTCCTTATAAGAGCGTTAGCGATAGCATTGTTTATCATCCAGTCTCTTTTAAAGTATTGTTTGGTGAAGGCGCAGACAATAGGAACAAAGTTAAAATTAGAGTTACTAAGAGTGATGGCACTCGAATCAGTGACGCCGAGATTAAGTCAAGAGTAATCAATGCAATTAATAATTACTTTGATGTAGGACTATGGGACTTTGGCGAAACATTTTACTTTACCGACATGGCGTCTTGGGTACACCAAAACGTTAGCGGAGTAATTAGTAGTATTGCTCTTGTGCCACAACAATCTGGTCTTACATCAAATGATATGTTCCAGATCAAATGCGATGAAGATGAAATTTTTATCAGTAGTGCAACAGTCGCAGATGTAGAAGTTATTACAAGTCAAGTTGCACCAACAAAATAAGGTAGATAGATGGCTAAGAATCCAAAAAAATTAAATCCAGTTTCAACACAGGTAAAAAATTATCCTGAACAGCACGACGGCAGTTTTGTCGAGCCTCGTGTTACTGGATTATTGCCAAACGTTTTTAGAACAGATACAAACAAAAAATTACTAAGTGCAGTCTTGGAAGATTTACTACAACCAAGCGCAATGGAAGACTTGAATTATTCTGTTGGTCGTAGAACTACAAAGACTTTAGTAACAGACTATCTACCCCATGCTACTGCAAAAAGACAACTAGAAGCAGGTTCTGTAGTTTTCACAGAAACCGGCGCTGAAACATTAAGCGCAGATGAAATTGCATCTGCGTTGGGATTCAATGACAGAACAACAGAACCTAAAGTTCCTGTTAGCATACTAGACTTACCAATTGATCCTGACAAGTTTATCAACTGGGCGCATTACTATTGGATCGAAGAAGGTATGCCTGTTGTTTATATCAACGGTAGCGAAACTGAAACATTCAGCGTTCAACGTGATATCATTGGCAAATCTTTCTTTACAACTGCACCACAGAAACAACAAGATAACCGTCGTCTTAAATTAAAAGATGGTATGAGAATTGTATTCCGTCAGTTTCCTGGTACATTGCCAATTGACGGTGACCTTGATATCGAGTTAACCTCTAATGGCTTATCTAGTCAAGCACTACCTTACGAACTAACAGCATACGATAGAACACAAGTTGGTTTAAGTGTTGACGGAGAGCTTAAAACATTAGGCGTTGACTTTAGTTTGCTTGGCAGCGAGATTCAATGGAAGACAACCCCGCCAGAATCTGGTAAAAATATCTTTGTTCACTTACCTAATTATTTTATTACAACCGACGCAGATAAAACAATAAGACGTTGGCAAGTAAGTGGGGTTGGCAGTATTGATGGCATTAAGCTTTTAGGAAGAACACATCAATATACCAATACCACATACAGTAAGGCAACACAAACACTATGGGACAAGACAGCAGTTCCTTGGGATAGTGTTGAATGGGACGGTATTCTTCGAGGCATTAATGCAAAGCATTATGTAACACAACAACCTGGTGCAGAAAATAGAAATGCTAGTAGTAGGGCTAACGTATGGTATCATAAAGATACCATCAGCGAAGTAGCTGAGTTTTTAGGTATCCCATTTAGCGATATTGCTACTGGTTCTAATCAGGCTATCCGTCCTATTGTTGAATTTGACAATAGGCTTGAATTATTCAACCACGGAACACAATTTAGACAGTGGCCAAATTTAGTAATTAAAAGCGGTGTTTCACAAAACGACTTTTTAAACTTGCCACTTGCAACTGTTTATACAATTAGCAACTCCCTTAAAACACCTATTCTTGCAACGGCATATACATCATTGATGGACAAGCTTCGCTTTGATGTGAGTATTCGTGTAACTGTTAAGTCCGGCTTCAATACACAGACTGCAATCAATAAAGCAGACTTCACTGATAGCGAAGTATCTAAATTATACCAAGAAGAGGCAGCAGCCAAAGCGGCAAACAAGCCTTATAAGAAAATTTTATACTCTGTTGGAAATAATAAAATTAACTGGCTGATTAACCCGCCAGCTAATAACGACATTGTTACTGTTACATACTTTATTAATCAAGTACCATTGTCGATGGTTAGAATTTTATGGCTAGTCAATGATCAGTATAAGAATAAAATTCTTACTTTATTAAATGACGGTATCAGAACAACAAGTGCAGTATTTGAAACAGCAAAAGATGGCGATGCAGTTGTTATTGATACACCAATGGCATCAGACTCTGATTACTTGTTAGAGTATCACTGGAAAAATGGTGTAGCAATAAAAGCTCAAACTCGCAAGAGTAGAACACAATTACCAACCTTTGAATTATATGACGCTAACCTTGTTAAGCTAAGTGACAATCCCAAGAAGCCTTTAATCACTAGCTCAACTATTATTGAGCCAGTAGAAGGT